TACTTTTTCAAACTCAAATATTATTGTTTTTAATAAACACTTTTTAATTATGAATAATTTTGAAGAAATCGTTGAAAAATACCTTGTGTTAGACAAAAGAAAGCTTGCCGAGCTTCTTGCAATAAATGACCTTTTTTATGTCAACACACCGAAAGTATGCCCACCATATGGATTTAAACCAAATTGGTTCCCAACATGGACACAAAACCACACAGAATTCGACGGATTCATCACTACAGCCTGTACAGTCGAATGTTCGGACCCAGACAACATCTTCTACAACTAGAAACAAGAAAGGTGACCACACAAGGCCACCTTTTATGATTGTTAGATAGTGTAAATTCCAAGTGGAGTATACTGTTGAATCTTCATGTTGTTTTCCATCATTTCCGCGTTTTCCTTCATGATATTGACTGGCCTCATCCTTTCCAGTCTTGCCTTCAATATATCCATTGCCGCATCATACTCCTCCTTCCCTTGCTGCAATAGCATCTGGTAATCCATTGTCATTTCAGCCTGTGGGATGTTTACCTTACCACTGAATTTTCCACGTATAAGGCCCAAAGTCTGTTTTGCCTTCGCAACAAGCAATTGACGAACAAGGACTTTTGTTGGCTCATTAAGAAATGCATAGTCCATTTGAGACATAGGAACCTGGTCTGGACTGAGTATCACATCATTAGCATGGTAATGCATACACTCATCCTCACTTCCGTCTGAGGTGTCGTAATATGTGTACCAGACTTCGCAACCGACAATTCCGATTGAATTGTTAAGGCTTCCAGTGAAATTGAACGACAGTTTGCTTCCTGGTGTGGACATCAGATGCAACAAGTGTGTTCCGTCTGGACCAGCTGTAACCTTGTATGTCAAGTCACCCCTGAAAAGCCTTGATTTGAAATTCAGGTCAGCCGCCATGTAAGCGACATCATAAGCCTGTGTGGTATAGAATCCTCCGAAACCAGCACCGTATCCATATCCAGCACCAACCTGTCCTAACCCAGGCATAAAACCTACACCGCCTCCCATATAGTTGGCAAACAATGCTGTATCAGTCATTGGCGGATTGACATACATCACTTTATTCACTGTCCTTCCGCTTGGTATGACATAAACCTGCTTGCCTCGCTCTATAGTAACGAAGTCTTTCTTAAGCTCCCACGGACCTTCCTGCTGCAAACCAACCTGCTTCGAAAACCAATAGGAATACTCCTTTGTCAAATCAAGGCTCCTCGCCATGAATCCAAAAGCAAGGTCCTTTGCACTGTTCACACTCTTTCCGTAGAAACCCAACCAATTGTTGAGAATAATCTCATTCTGCACTAAAGTGCCGTAGTCTTCGATTGCAACCTGCAACAGGTCGCACAATATCTCGTCTGTCAATTCAACAGCCCTGACATTCGCACCAAGCAATGAACGGACCCTCTTGAACAAATCCCTTATCTCGTCTGTTATTATAGTCATAATTATGATTTTAATCTTTTATAAATAGTCTGTTGCTATCTAATTAACCACATATACGGTCCGAATTTGTCATCGATTGTCTTTTGCGGTTTATAAAATGGCATCGGATAATCCTTCTTCGCCTTCGGTTCCATTGTCACCGACTCTGTTTTCACATATTGATATTTGTGCGTGTCCGTTTCACCAGTCATTGTCGATGTGTTGACCCACGCCCTTAAGATTGCCTTGTCCTTTTCCTGCGCGGCTATTTGTTTGTCCAGTGAAAATTTGATGACAAAAACAGACATTGCCAGACATGTCAAAGTGTCGTCATGCGCACCGTCCTGATGGTCTATTCGTGCTGCCGTACCCTTGTAAATCCAAGTGTCAAGCTCGCTTGTCACACGCCTTGAACGGATTTTTATCTGGTTGGTCTTAACCATATTTGCGAAATTAGTTAGCATTTGGAAACGGACAGAACTGGAATGGAATCCAGGAAGCTTCCCGTCCTTCGTTGGTTTCAAGCCAGAAGCCTCCCTCTGAATCGTAAATGTCTTCAGCTCTGGGTCGTCATAATACATGTTCTTGTATTCAAGTCTCTGCAACTGCAAAACAGTGGCATCGCCAACACCTCCAATACACTCAACAACAACAAAAGCCATGTTGTAATATGTCGCATATTTGTAAACAAGCTCACCGACATCGTCTCCAGTCATCTTACCCTGGTATTCCATGACCTGCTCAAGAATCGGCTCGCCAGTTTCATCATCAACCCCGTCAAGGTCAAGTATCTCAATTGCCGTCCTGTCACTCGAATCACCCCTTGAATTGTCGACTCCGCACACATAACGGTGACCAGGAATCGGCTCCTTCCATATCCACACATCATCGATTATAGGGTCCATGTATAACGGGTCGCGAACATTTAACTTGGTTTGCATTTCGATGAATTCTGGTTCTACAACGTTGCTTGCCGAACCAAGGAACGACACATCAAGCTCCTGTGCTATCTTCTGTGAGTCGTTGTTGAACTGACGACACATTTTAATATACCAAGGGGAGCGTGGTTTCCAGCCATCGTTAATCATCTGTTCCCAATGTTCTTCATCGTATTTGATATTTCCCTCCTTGTCCAACAAAGGTTCTTTTTCAACTAAAACTTCACCAGTTTCCTCATCCTTCTTTGTCCATTCAAGGAATTTGTTATACCTTGGGTCCTGATACCACTTCATTTCAACAAGCTCAAACCCATTCCACTCACTTGTACCCTTTTGTTTTGCACGCCTGCAAGTTTCATAATAAAGTGTGTCTTTTCCGTTTGGGGTTGACACGAGCAATATATGCCCACCAGTTGAAACCGTTGGAAGTGCAGAAGCATAAACATCACGCCCATTTTCAATAAATGCCGCCTCATCGAAGATTAGCCATGAAACACCACCGACACCACGTGATGCGTCTGGACCAGATGACCTGGCAACAACCTTGCATCCGTTTTTCAATTTTAATTCCTTCGAGTTGCACACAGTGAATATCACATTTTTATTTGGTGGAGGAAGCATTGGGTCATAACCCTTGTCTATAAAATCATCGCCCCACATCCACAATGGAAACTGCAATAAGAAGTCTCTTATCTTAAACAACATCAATTGGGCTAAATCCAATGTATTTCCAATAGCCAAAGCTGTTTGTGGCGAATCTTTATCAGCCAACAACATTTCACAAGCTATAAAAGCACCAGCAGTTGTTGTAATACCTGCCTGCCTCGGTTTAGTGGTGACAACATTGTTTCCAATAGCCAATGTTCTACACAACTCCTGCTGTCTTGGAAACAACATGAATGGAACATCGCGTTTTGCGGTATTGTCATATGTTTTAAGGAAATTTTGTATCATATAGATACGACTCTTGTCCTTATAACATTTGGCATATTCCTTTGACAAATAATCATAGTCTATTATCATAGCCTATTTTTTTTTATTTCTTTTATTAATTCATCAAATGAAGTATATACTTTTTCAAAATAATTTTCAGTGTATTTTTTTATTGTGTGTGGAGAAAAATAATAAACAACAATACCGTTTTCCTTACACTTGTAAAATTTGTTTTTATCCCTCACCAACGACAATTCAAGAGCTTTTTTACCACCCCAAGCGTCAATTGGAATATAATGTTGTTTTCCGTTAAATTCAATTCCAACACCATATTCTGGCAAATAAAAATCTAATTTCTGAACACCACTACCATTCTGCAAAAAAGGAAATGTTTTTTGATATTCAACATTTTCAAAAACTGTTTTAAGTTTTTTTTCAAAATACATCTCCCCAATATTACCACTTGAACCACATATAGGACATCCATGTCCCCGTAAATGTTTAGATGGTGTCTGTTTAAAGTCACCATGTATTTTACATGTTATTATAACTGGTACATTATTTGTTATATATTCAACCTTATCATATTCATAGGTATTACAATGTATTTCATTAGACCTTTTAATAAAATCATCTTTTTTTATTCTGTTTTTAACCCCACCTTCAATAGCACTACAAACAGGACAGCCATTCATATTAATATGTGCTATAGGATTTTGCCAGAACTCACCGTGTTCTGGGCATATAATACAAACCTTTGTTTTGGAGTCAATATAATTAACTTTTGAATAATCATATCTATCTCCATGTTTTTTTCTAGCCTTTTCCTCAAATAATTCGCTATCAATTTTTGCCTTTGGGCCACATTTTGGACAGTTATCACCCATTAAATGTCTGTGTGGTGTTTGCCAAAATTCACCATGTTTTTTACAGATAATACAAATTTTGGTTTCAGAAGCAAGATATTCAACTTTTGAATAATCATATCTATCTCCATGTATAGCCATTGATTTTTCTATAAATTTATCCGTTGTCAATTTTGGTGGCATATAACTATAAATTATGTTTTTATTCCTATTAAAAAAATAAATATAAATAGTCCATTTTAAATAAATAGTTGTTATTTCCATTATTTTTCTGTATATTTGTTAGAAAACAGTTATAACATGTTAGACCATAC